CGTTATGTACACGGGGAAGCCGTTGAACATCATCTGCGGTACGCCATCGGTGATGTTGACCGGCAGGATGCCGCCAGCTCCCTGTGCGAGTGCAAGAAGCTTGCCGTAGTAGAATGCAGACGAACACACGTAGCCGCGCGTGATACCTGCGCGGTGCGCAAGGTTCGCGCCCATGCCAGTAATGTCGGCAAGTGTTACGCTTGTCCATGTCGAGCCCGTTGCCACCTTAAGGCCGGGATGGTAAGCCTTATGCGCGTCGGTTGTCCACGTGCCACCAGCATCTTCGACAGCCTTACGGAAGGCGTACGGCATACCGATAATGCCGCCAGTTGCAGATAGTCCCGTGCCAGCGAAGACGGCTTGGTCTTCTGCACCTGCCATCGCATAGCCTGCCCAGTCGGCAAACTCATCGGCAAGCGATACGGCTGCATCCTCGTCGAGCAACGGATACCATTCGGTCCCGATCGCAGCCCACTTGGTGTTGAGCGTGTGCTCACTGTAGCGAATGTTGTCGCTGGTCGTGATGCCTGCGGCGGGTGTGCCCTCGCCGATGTACTCAACTGTCGGGCCGTCCACCTGCTTGCGGAACGTGCGGCTTGCCACGCCCATAGGTACTACCTTGCATAGTTGGCGAGCTAGTCCACGTTCATCGCGGAACTTCACTATCTCCGCTTCGATGTCCTCAGGAATGAGGATGCCACCAGTAGCGTAGTCGCTGGACAGTGCGGCACGCTTCATAAGATTGCGTTCATCGCACCAACGGCGTGCTGTCTCGTTGCCGTTCAGTGCCTGCAACATGCGACCTAGCTTTGTGGCCTGTTCGTCGTTGCGGAATCGCTTTGTTCGCTTGTAGGTCGGTTCCACTGTCTGCCCTCCGGTTATCAGTGGTAGCGGTGGCGTTGCACTGCGCATACCACCGAGTGCGGCGTTGTTTTGGTGCGCGATGTTGCGGAGCTCACCGCGCTTGGCTTGCCGCTCCTGTGCTTTGCTGAGTTTGCCGGCAATGTCCTTGAGCGCCTTCGTCATTCGCTCTGCACCTTGCTGCATGGCAGCGTCGCCGCCGCTAGGGTCAACCGTATCGACTGCCGATACGATGTCTTCCACGTCGGGAACAAGTGCTGCCACTTGCTCACGGATTGCCGTTACCTGCGCTGCCCAATCGTCGGGTGATTCAGGCGGCGAGGCAAGCAAGGCATCGACCGCGGCGAGTACGCCGTCAATCGTATCTGTTACTTCTGTTGTCGCGTCGGTGACAGCCGCCGTTACCTCTTCGACGGGCACGTCCTCACGCTTGTTGCTACGCTTGCGCATTAGCTCGCGTAGTCGTTGCATTTTACTCATGTAATTATTCCTTGTTGTTCGAGTTCGCGGCGTAGAGACTGAAAGCCCCTCGCCAGTGTGCGTACTGGCACCGTCGCCAACATGCTGTCTATCTCACGGCTAAGACCTGCCAGCCTATGCCATGCGTTAAGAACTTCATCCGATAACGGCCGCCCTTCACGGCTGCGCATATCCGCGTAGCTCGTGGCGTGTTGCCGTAGCATGTCTAGTTCCGTTGCCAGTGTTTCGATTTTTTGTTTGATGTCAAGCGCGCCGAAGCGTGAGCGAATGCCCACCGTTGACGTGGCTTCGTTGGCAGGTGCAAGCACGGGCGAAACCTCTATGACCTTGACCCTTGTGAACTCATGCACGCCGTCCGTGCCCGCTTGCTCTTCGATAGGGTCAAAGCCATGCGACCACTGCGTTACGCTGCCAAATGTCATGTGCTCGTAAAGGTCTGCACCATCGCGCGTCTTGAGAGCGAATGCACTCTTGACGTACCAACCACCATGCGGCTTGCTCCGCTCCGGTAGTGAAGAGTCGCCTGCCGGAAGTTCCTCTGTCTCCAGCACGCGGCCAACGAACCGCATCGGGTCGTGTGACCAGACCACGCGCGGCAAGTCGTCATCATGTGGAGAGTTCTTTTTGTCGTAGTCTTGAAACGCACCGTAGACGAAGCGCGTGCCCCATGAGTCCACGACGTCGTAAGCCGATACGATGGCCTCGACGATGCCCATGCTTTCATCGGCGCGTGTGCTGCCGATGAGCGTTGCCGGATGTGACCTGTACTGTAATAAACTCATTTAGTACCCCTGTACTTTCTTGCGTCGTACTGCCTGCACCGTGCATCGGCAGTTGATCGCGTTACTTGCTGAGCCACCAAGGGCAGGGCCTTGCGTTGCAGTGCCATCGCTAAAGACGAAAGCGCCGCCGATCTCTACAACTCTGCCGTCCATGTGCTCGTGTGAATCACGTACCTTGTTGTCACGCTGCGTAATCCACACCAACACAAGCTGTTCCTCTTCCTTGTGCTCGCCGTCGTTGAGCGTCTTCCACGTGTCTACCTGCGTTCTCGTTGTCTGTGCTTTCGTGGTTGTATTCGCAATTGCCTTTGCTCTCGATTCCTTCATGTTGTCGAGGCGCGTTGCCAAGGCCTCTGCAATGTCGGCTGCGCTCTTACCTTGGTTCTGCTCCAGCACCGCGCTTATGTCCTTGCGCAGCGTGCCTAGTGACTCGTTGACCTTTGCCGTTACTTCGCGTTGCGTTGATGTCGCCAGTTGGTCGACGCTGGATTCAACCGTGCCGAGGTCACTACCCACCGATTGCAGGGCGAAGTTCAACACGCCTTTGAACAGGCTGTTGCGTGCCGTGTAGGTTGCACGTAGCCACGTATCTATGAGTTTCTGCCAGTCTGCGTTGGCTCGCTTGCTACCGCGCACTTCGCTTTGTGCAATTGCGAAGGCCCCTTCGATCATGGCAACGGAGGCGTCGGCCATCTCGCTTTGTGCTTCGCGTTGCACTTGTTGGACACCATCCCATGCACGTTGTGCGTACTCATCACGCCAGCGCACGCGCGATACCCTGCCATCGGCGTCACGCTCTGTGACGGCGCAATCAAAGTCGGGTGGTATTGGCGTTGCCGTCTCTTCACGCTGCTCACCTTCCTCGCCAGAACTCATGAAGCCTGCGGCTGGTGGTGGCGTACGGTCAACGGCGTAGACGTCTCCGTTCTCATCGTCTTTTGGATAACCTAGCTCCCCACGTGCTTCATTAAGAGTGATAAGGTTTGCAGTGTACTCGGCAATTGTAGGTTGTATTTGCGCCATCGGGTCGGCACTGATAGCCATTACATCCGACGTGTCGAAGCGTAGCTGTATGCCGGGATATGTGCGATACAATCCCGCTTCTATCTGTTCTGCAATCGCCTTCCAAAATGGTATGCGTGTTAGTGTGGTGTATTCGCGGAATGCAGTTTCTTGGTTGTTGTACGTGCTGGTAGATTGTCCTGCACGCGTACCCGCGACCGCCGTCGGTACACGGAAGATTCCACAGATAGCCGTCTCAAGTGTCTTCACTTGCTCTGTGATTTGTTGGCTTCGTGGGTCAAGCCCCATCTGTACCCACGCCATGCCCTCGGTTAACACCATCGGCTTAAGGCGCTCGCGCTTGTTGCCGAAGATGCGATTGAGCCACCCTTCTTTTATTTCGTCGGTGTCCGGGCGTGAACCTTGCGGCGCTTGGAACATGCCCGGCGGCACGCCACTTGAAAGCGCAAGATTGTACGCACTAGTCATAAGCTCGTTGTAGGTCTCGATGTCCGACCACGCGACGGCTATTGGTGCTATGCCCTCGTTGGCATTCATCGCGTTGAGATATGACGGGTGCTTCAAATGTATAACGTCGTCAACATCAAGGATGCGTTCCTTGTTGCCAGCGACAGCGTACACGTAATCCTGCACGACACCGCTGTCATCATAGCGTGGCACCATCTGTCCAGCGTTGTAGGGCCAGTAGGCCGTCACACCGCCGACGCTGTTGCGCTGTGCCACCCAATAACAGTTTCCTCCTAGGTCTAGGTACAATGACGTGAAGGCCATGAACTCAGACCAACCCATGCGCGGGTTCGGCCTGCGCATGAGTACGGCAAATGGGTGCGTGAACGACAACGATTCATCTGGCATCAGCACACCTAGTGGCGCTTCGTTTAACGTGCCAGCGCGAAGGCTTATGCACGCCGCCACAACGGGGTTGCGCTCGTAGCCTTCCGTTACGCGCCGCTTGTACTCACCGGCCTTTGGCGTTGGCTTGCGGTCGGGCTTTGCCATGACGATAGACAAATCCGGCTCGCCCCATGTGCGCTTGCTAAACTTGTTTAGTATCGTGTTTACTGCGCTCACAGAAACAGCACCGATGCCTTCCGTTGCTCATGTGTTGAGAGCGAGATAACGAGGGCGTCAATAAGGTCATCGTGATGTGACCGCGACGGGAAAACCTCTAGTTCTAGTTCCAGTTCTTCGGGCATCTTACCGCAGTGCTCAACCAAGCCCTGCTCGTACTTCGCTGCCCACGGTTGAAAGCGTGTGAGCTTGTCGCGTGTGCCGGGCTTGTAGCTCACGATGTTGGTGGTCGTTGTCCTGCGTAGCTCTTGTATCATGGCATGTTGATATGCCACGTCTTCCACGCCGACGTTGTCAGGATTCCACTTGCTTATGAGTCTGTGTATTTCTTTAAGATGATCGTGAAATGTCCAGCGTCCATGCGTTAAGTCGATGAGTTTGTATTTGCCAGTCGATGTATGATGTGCCGTTACTGCGTTGGCTCGGAAGTCGGCGGCGTCGCTTGTGGACGTGGCAAGGTCAACGCCAATGCTGATAGTCCAGCCATCCTCACGCGTCCACTGCGGGCCGTGATGAATCCACGAGAGCGAGAACGTTGG